CAAAACGCTATTAGTTCCGGCAGCGTGTCGAATCGTTCATCGTCTGGACGGTTAGCATAATTGCTTGCGAGAAGGTTGCCTTCTTTACTAATTCCGTGCGCTCCCGCGCTTGTTTGGTAAGTAGTCATAATCTTTGCCTATATAGTTAGTTAGTTTGTTTCCGGCATAAAAAAGCCGGTATGGGAATAATCTCATACCGGCTTCAAACTTGTCAACTTAATTTTTAAAAAAGTTAGGCAGCTACGCTGACGACTGTTATTAAATTAGGGTCAACAACAAAATCATTGTTATTTGTTTTGGCCTTGCCTTTAGCGCGTAAACCAACAATGCAACCGGCATCTAAATTGATTAGGTCGGATTTGTCGCCATCAATGACGCGCTCCCCGTTCCATATGTCGGGCAAATTATCGCCCTTAAAAACGACAGCCATAGACACGCCCGCCGGCCTAGCCGCTACCGTTTTGGCATACTGGCGGCGGCCAGAATACGACAGTATAAGACGGTAGTTATCGGGCAAATTTTGAAACCGGTTTACTCGTTTCGTGTAGTCATAAAAGTTTAAGTTAGGGAATGCTTGCGGTATGTCGAAATTTTCCCAATCAATGTCCGAGATAGTGTTAAGCCGAACCCAACCGGTAACGTTTTGGCGAGTGCAAAGCTTGTCAAAGTTAGATAACTCGGCGCGTAATTGCAGTAGAAACCCCTCGCGATTCTGTAGCCAGTAATCAGTTTTTTTCTGTCGCGCCGCGGCGACATTGTTAAACCGTCCGCGCCCACTAGACTTCAGACAATCTTCAAAACATCCGGCGGCTTTACTACCCGCGCATATAAAAATATGCGGCATCATAGATAACGAAGCTAATCGGATAGCGTCCCCGAGCGTTTGAGTTTTTTTGATTTTGGTATTACTAGCAGTTGTGTTGAGTAATTTCATTTTATATTCACCTTATTAGTTATGGGATAACTCCCATATTAACAGATAAAAAAAACCCGTCAACTGGTGACGGGTAATTTAATTAAAACTTATCTACGCTTTCGTTTCTTTACAGGCTTGCGCGGAGGCTGTTTATTCATATCGTCAACGGCATCATTGCCATATAAAAGTCGGGCTATAAAATTGAGTAAAAACATATTGCACCTATAGATTGAGTTGAATTAATAGTATAAGCAATTATGCGAGATTGTCAACGTGTGGGCTAATTTTTTGAAATACTTCCGACCAGTTAAAGGGTTGAATTAGATGTAAAACGGGTTCAGTTTTTACGCCCTCCATTTTAACATCGATAGCATCACTGGCGGGGTACAGAAATAGCTCCGACTTGGATAGCTCAGTTTTTTGTTTTTTAATCAAAATCCAAGCACTAGTGTGTTGGTGTCGAGTTAGCCAAGCTACTTGATGAGGGCTTAAATTAACCGCGTTACCACTAATAAATTTAAGCTCCACCATATGATAGTTGCCGAACTCATCGGCTATTAAAAGATCCGGAACTCCCGCTACTGCGGTGGACTCAATTCTAGTGAATAGGAGCTTCCGCGTCGAAGTCTTCTGCGCCGTCTTCATTTGTTGGTAAAACGCCGACTCCCTTTTCCGAACCGTCATCTAACACCTCAGGCGTAACGTCAATAGTTAAGGGAGTATATGTATCTTTGATTTCGTCTAAAGCTTTCATCACCTCATCCTTAGACATACTGTCGATAGAGCCATGACGGATTTCAGATTTGTTGACATAGATATCACCATGAGCCTGACCGCGCCTAAACTCCGCTTGGACCGCAGCAGAGTACGCACCGTTCTGTAGCGCAGCATCTCTGATCTGTTTTAAATCCCGCAGGTGCCTCTCAAAGGTCACCCCGTACTTTTCATCCAGTTCAGCCCGATAGCTCTTGATAGCCGCTACTACGTGCGGAGAAATGTGGGCATTGGTTAGTTCGTATGCTCGGGTGTGAGCAGATCCCGCAGGGTAGCCCGCTTTGATGGCGGCCTCTCGCAAAGTAATCATGCCGTCGTTACTTACAAGTTCTTTAACGAAGAGTTCTTGACGACGGGTAAGTTCTTGACGAGTGGTAGCTTTGGGTCTGCCCGCTTTGCGTTTAACCGCGGGTAAGGGCTCGGTCTTTGATCGGGATCGTGTAACCATGAATAAATCCTATGTTAATCTCAGTGATCTGATATCAGGATTTTAGCCGGTAACGTATATAGAAGACAAATAGATTTTATAATTTTTTAGATTTTGAGCGCATATACGCAGTATTGCCCCGCGAAAGTTACATAAGTCAAAAAAGGTTACACTTTCAAAATAGTTTATGTAACCACTTAAATTACTGTTCTATATACATAAAAAGCGAAAGTTACGCCGGTTACACCGGTTACGCCTTTATTTTTTTTTTTTTATTTTTTTTAATTTGGGCTCTATATACTGTATTTGCGCGTAACTTTGTACCGTGAGCCGCGATCCGCGGTCATTCGCACCAGTAATTGTCTGACATGATCTTGTCTGGATAGATGGTTTGGCATTGTTCTTTGGTTAGGGTGTATTTATTACCTCGTTGGTCTTGGCAGTAGCATTCGACGACTTCGCCTCGGGTAATCGTCACGGTCCGTGTGACACCACCTATCTCGTACATTCTGGGGTGAATTGAAGCGAGGTATTTATTCCGCTCGTTGTCGTTCATTTTTTTATCTTCCAGATCGTGATCTCACACACGCCGTCAGTCTTTTCTGTGCGAGTAACAACCTTGCACTTTGAATCTGAGTTGCGGATTGCGGCAGAGATTTTCTGCTTCTCAACATCGTCGGTGACCATCACGCAGTCGCCGTATTCCATGTCATATACCCATCCGTATTTTTTTGATCTGCCGCTTCTAGCGGGTATTGGTTTACCTTTTATAATTTCCATAATGTTGTCCTTTAAAAGTTTGCCCCCTTTCGGGGGCGGTTAGTTACTTTTGCCAGTATCCATACACACATCGTTTGCCTTCTCTTGAGCAGTCGTGATTATCGTGTATGACACCGTCTATTACTGCTACTTGATGCCTTGATACGTTACACACTAGCACTCCGCGGGGTAGTTCGTCGGAAGTTAAGTGAACCTTGCATCCCGATCCGATAGTCATGGTGGGTGTCCACTTAAACCCGAGTTCAATCATATAATCTTTGAACCACTTGCGGGTAGTATCAATTCCGTTTCGTGCAGTTCGGGCGTTTGCATTTTTCGTTTGCCCTTTTGTGCGACGTTGGTTGGCGTTACCTTCGGCCAATCTATTGTAGACCTCTTGGTACTTTAGCCCTGATGCAATGGCTACGGCTCGTGTTACGCAGTCACCTGCATCGCCTTTATACCCCGCGGCTTTTCGGCCACCGTCGTTATAAACAAATTCACTCATAGTGAATCTCCATAGTTAGTTGAGTTTTTAAAGAACGTACCATTCTGTGATGGCAAAGCCATTATAGCACAGGTATGGGACAATGTCAACCCCCAACTAACTTTGACAAATAAGGTGCAATCGTGATTTTAGAAATTAAGTAAGGTTACTCACGACTTTCACAGAAAGTTGGAAGTCGTAGTTAGGGTGTTGGTCTTCCATTTTGTGAAGCTCGTGGGCCGCGGTCTTTTCGCATTCGGGTCCGAGCGGGAATTGTTTAACGTATTCCCACGCAAAGGCATCGCTTTTTGGTCGGCGCAACATTACAAGCGCCATTTTTTTTGTAGTGTTTGTCATAATAGCCTCCATTTTTTTTCGCAGATGTCGCACAGGTATATGGTGTAGCCTAGCTCGTCTTCATATGGCGTTAGCTCCACCTCGTCGTGGGTTTTGCAGTACTGCGCGTCCTCTTGTTTCCAAGGGCAGTTTGGCAGCATCTCGTCGTGATCACCTCTATCGAGCATCATAATTTATTAAACCGTTCTAGGACTGTCATTTTCCGATAAGACGGGCTATTCAGTTGTTTAGCTGAAATTACCCACAGTTTTTCTGCCTCTTCGTTAGTGACTATTACTGTGTCGTTAGTTTCTTGAAGAAAATGCGCCTCTTCTACAGCGGCTTCGTGGTCGGTGAACATCATAAAACTTCATCCTCTTTTTTAAGCTCAAGAAACAATACGTTGTAGTTGTGTCGTCGGCACCAGACTTGGATGCCGGTAGATGTCCATCCGACATCAAGTTCAGCATAGTCGGCAGGTGAGATTAGAACGTCCATGCGTTGGTCGTCAAACTCTTTAAGGCATTTGCGACAATGAATAACCGCCATTAACTGGTTAGGTATTTCTAAGGCAGGGCGTTTGGCGTTACGAAGTTTTGACAACTCGTCCACTTGGTTCTCCATATCAGTCACTTACCGCAGTCTCTTACTAAACTACATTAACTGTTTTATTATCGGATATTCCCATTATATTTTCAAGCGCCATCATCTTGCACATTGCGATTTCTGTTTCGTCGAGGCCCGCGGAAAACTCTTCGGCCATTGCCGCGGCTTGACCCGAGCGCCGTGAGTCGGGAGCCGTGATGCCTAGCTCCAGTGCTTTGGCGACCATATCGATTTGTCGTTGACGGTTAGTCATGGCTAGTCTCCTCGCTTTCCTCAACAAAATCTCCTTCCTCGTCGCTGATGTAATTATTCCACCAATCTATAAAGGGTTCAGAGCGGTCATACTTTTCGTCGATACGAGACTGCGGTTGTTCCGTGCTGTTGCATTCTGCTGTTGGGTGTTCTTCGATAAGATCGCCATATCCTGTGAAATCCAAATAGGACATGATTATGTGGTGGCATTCGTCATAACTTAGGCCATGATACTTCGCCTTGATAAATCCGTTTTCATCATGGTTTATTAAGAATT